CCGGCATTTGCCGGTCCCACCGAGATCACTCGTGGTCTCGTAAGACGTTCGTCTCCCTATAGGGATCGTTATTACGGAGGTCCGTCCGAATGGCGCTACGACATCGTGAACAAGATCTGCGGGTTAACCATATAGGCTCTTATACGAGCCCAATTGGTCCGCAGACTTGGTACGAGTCAGCGACAGAAGGACTTCGGAGAACGTGTGACGACGAGAAGGGTCCTAAGTCCGCAGAGACAGGGTATAGATTCTATACCCAGCCTCGGGACCTTCAGATCCTAGAAATCTTCACTCACTATCCGAAAATCTCATGTACGAGGTCTGGCGCAGTATGGAATGATATAGCCATACAAGTCAGATTCTCGGGATGGGATCCACGAAATGTTGGCTTTGCAGCCTTGACCGGGCTGGATCGTTCCAACATGGCGTGGGAGATACTCTCCAAAACGAATCCGTCGTTACCTCATGTGAGTGTACCGACGTTCGTAGGAGAGCTCAAGGACCTACCTGGACTGGTCCAAGGCTACGGCAACAATCTACTCAAGAATGTTGCTAACGGTTACCTCTCTTGGAGGTGGGCCGTTAAGCCAATGATCAGCGATCTGCGCAAGCTCTTCAACTTCACGAAGGCGGTTCATCACCGCGTTAATGAACTGATGAAGCTTCGCACAGGTAAAACGATTCGGAAATGGTGCAAATTGAGTGAGAGTACCAACGGACACATCGATAACCCTGCTAACTATTTAATAGAGAGCAGGACTTACGGTGGTCTGTCGGTGGTCGCATGGGCTACTTCCTCGCATAAAGCGTGGGGTACATCACGGTGGCAACTTGCCCCCGGTACCAAACTCCCTCAGCTTGGCTACGGCGAGCTCGAAAAGCTTGCTAAATGCCTTGCGTCGGGGTTTACAACCCATGAAGCCCTAGCTACCGCCTGGGAACTTTGTCCCTGGTCGTGGCTGGCTGATTGGTTTGCGAATACCGGCGATATAATCGCCGCTACGAACAACACAATTGGCCTCACTTGGAAGGACATCTGCTACATGCGTACGTCGCGCACTGATGTGCACACGGGCACGTGGACAGGTGATCCTGAGTTAATTGCTGGTTTGAGTACCAAGCAAGTAACCGCAATTTGGACACGAAAGGAGCGCTATGTTTGCTCTCCGGTCGTACCATTTCCCTTCCCTAAAGTGCCTCTTCTCACGAAGAGTCACTGGTCGATACTGGCGGCTCTTGCGGCACAGAAGGCCCTTTAGCCGTCTGTGTCACATTCCGTCAGGAGAAGTTCCATGTTGGGCAACACACTCACCCTACCTCAAGCTGGCGGTGACAAGGTCCTTATCAAGATCAACCAAGACTCGTATTCTTCGGAATACTTGCTTCGGGCGACTCTTGATGAGTACCGCGTCCGCATTCGTCACAGCAAAGCTGCGGCGAACAATGGACGTGCCTATGAGGCTGATCGGCACAACGTCGAAGTTGTGCAGACCATCTTTCAGGCTGGCGACGTTCCTCAGTACGAACGAAAGTTCTACTTTGTGATCGAAACCAAGCCGGGCGACACCGCCACCAATCTCGCAGATGCGGTCGCCGATCTTATGATCGCGACATCAAATGCGTTCTTGGTGAGCTTGAATGGCTGGGAGTCGTAAGTGAGCCTGACCCGAAAGGGCCAGTAAAATGGGCGGCTTGGTGCCGACCTGCTGCACGAACTACTCTTGTGCCACAGTGGGAGTGTGACCTGACAGCATGGGACATTTCTAAAGGTTTAACTTTAGTATGTCTAATTGCCATGTCAGGGAACTTCAGAACTTGTGGGAGGGCATCCTCGCGGATGCTGCCCACGCATTCCCGACCCTAGGAGACGAGTTTGAGAGAGATCTCTCCCGTCTTCAGCGAACTGTGGTGCATAGAGGAATTCGAGTTTTTCTCGAAGATCTCCCTGCAATCGGCAAACACTTTGATCGGTGTTTGTCGGACGGCCAGTACAGTTTTTCTGGGCTTCCTCTAACTAAGAGGTGCTCCGAAAAAGTAGTGATTCCGAAGTTTCTTCGGGGACTCTACTTACTGGTTTTTCACAGTTCTGGTTCACTGAAGGAGGATTGCAATGTGGAAGCCCTCTTTTTCATTCGCCAGCTTACGCTCGCGTTTAAAAAAGGAAAGCTCAGTTGCACCGCGGAAGCTAACGAAAAAGAAGTCGTCAGCTTCTACACGGTCGACAGTCAGTTACCAGAGCTCGAAGAGTTCTGGAAAACTGAAGACCCCACCGTTACTACACTACAAGTTCCGGATATCAAACCGGAATTTGGAAGTAATAGTAACTCCCTATCTACTCTACTTGATGATAAGCCGCCTCGGAAACGGGACGGCGAATCCTCTGATTGTGACCTTCTCAATGAAGGATCTCACAGCAGACTTGAAGAGTCTGATATCGCGTTTACCTATCAAGGATTTGATAAGTCTACGCTTTATCGGGATAGGGTTAGGTCTAGCGATGCGCATTTGCGCAAAGCTCTTTCGACCCTCCTAGCGAGATTAGACTTCGTGTCTAGTCTCGTTACCTCTACGCTTGGAGTCTATGACCCTAAGCAATGGAGGTTCAGACACGGTCCAGGC